CCCCAATTGGGCCGGGCTCAAGCCTGACTGTTTTTTCATCGCTCCGCACGTCGGACATTTCTCCATCGCCGTCACTCCTTCTTCGCCAGGGCGCCGAGCTTCCGGTTCAGTTTCTTCCGCCACTCGATCAGTTTGGTTTTCCCCTCGGCCGGGATCGCGTCGAGGCTGTCCATGTTGAGCTGCTCGAACTCCTTCAGCCTGGTCATCCGTTCGCGGCAGGGTATGTCGTCGATTTCGGCCGCGAACTTGAGCTGTTTCAGGTATTCCGCGAAAAATTCTCCGGCATTTTCGATGTCGTAGGTCTCTTCGCCTATTTTCAGGGCGATACCCTCCACAGGGGCCTCAGATACGCCTGTAGGGGCGTCTGGTATTTCTATACCTACGGGTATCTGATCCCCCTCCACGTCGATGTGGGGCGATCCTCGGCCCTCGATCTTGGCCGTATCCCCCTCTTTGGCGGGAAAAAGCTCGTCGAGGGTCTCGGTCGGGCTTTTGGCCCCCGCGATGTCGGTAACCTCGGTCTCGTCGAGCCAGCCGAGGCCGCAGATCGACAACGTGACCCGTCTCTTGGCCTTGGTCATCGCCTTCGCCATCGCGTTGGCCTTGGCCTCGCCACGCAAGCCGGCAAGCATGACGGCGCCGATGTCCTCATCGGTTCTCCCGTTCTTATCGACGGCTGCAACGTGGACGGTGTAGAGGCCGTCCTCGAGAGTCTTCGATATCACCTTAATGCTGACTCCATGAATGGCGCGGAGCTGGTCAGCGGCGTCGCGGCGGGCATAGAGGATGAGCTTCCCGTTCAGTTTGATGTAGTCGAAGGGTTTCGAGAACGGGTTGAGGCCGACGCTGGCGCAGACCTTCTTATAATAGCTGACCCGATCCGCCGGCGAGAGCTTCGCCAGGTCGCCTTCGATGATGACCTGCTCGAGAATTTCGCCGGCGTCTTCGACTGTCGTCAGTGCTTTAGACATCATCCACCTCCTTCGCCGAGAAGCGCCGTCCGGTCCTGGCCGGCTCGCCGACCTTTACCTTGTTGGCGAGTTCCATCACCGCCGCCAGTTCCTCTTCCTTCAGGCCGTCGAGGATCACCGTCGCCGTCTTCGGCCTGGCGCGATACTCCATCGTCGTCCATCTGATGTTGACGCCCGGTATCCCAACCCTCTCGACGCCATTCATAATTTTCTGGATGGCGAGCTGGCTTTCCTCCTTCAAATTTTCGCCGGCCTTCTTGGTCTTGACGCCGGCGAAGTAACTCTCGGCAAGGTTCATCAGCTCGTCGCGGCCGTTCCTGTCGATGGGACTGTTGTCGGGGCATCCCTCGACGAGGTCGAGGGTATCGGGCCGGCGGTTGCCGTCCACCAACCGGTTGGCCTCGGCGGTCGTAGCCGGCGGATAGTCGGTATGATTGTCCATGTGCAGCCAGAAGACATCGACGCCCTCGTGGATCGCCTCGATCATCCCCTTATGTCGGCGGGTGACGGCGATGACCCACTCGAGGTTGACACGCGGCAGATAGGCGATGATCGCCCAGTCGGCGTTGGCGCTGTCCATCTGGCCTTGTACCTGAAAAATGTACCGCAACGCCTCGGGCTCTTCGGGGCTGTAGGTCGGGCATTTGAAGTCGATGACGCCTTTCCCCACTAGGGTATGCGCGATGCCACGATGATCGGTGATGGCGAACGGTTTTTTTTCTTCGATCAGGCCGTCCAGGCTGGCGACGAGGTTGCAGCTCTTATTGCGGAAACCTTTCTTTGGATGGTTCACCTTGACGCCGTAGTCGTCCTCAAACCACAGCCTGATGGCGTCCTCGAAACGGTTACCGCCCTCCATGACGCGGCTCGCCGGGAAGGTATCGACGCCATCCAGAGCGGCGCGGTGCCGCTGGAGGATGTCGTTGGGACCGTTGCCGAAGGGGAAGAGGTACTCGTCGTCCACTTCGACGATGGCCCCCAGGTCGGAGGCGCCGCTCTCGACGCCGGTCACTGAATATTTAGCCATCAGAGCACCCCCAACCACGCCGCGAAGACGACGACGGCCAACAGGATCGAACAGAGGAAGCCGAAAAATACGACGCCCTCGACCAACCAGCGGAGGCAGGTCAAGAACAACGGCTCGTCGTTGTGTGTGCGGATATCGTAGAACAGCATTTTGGTTTCTCCTTCTATGCTTCGCATCTTGCGATGACGTTACTGACTTGTTGAGCTGACCAGGCGCCACCTCGTGCCGTGTCTGCCCCTTTGCGCTGCGAGAGCTCGGAAGCGATCCCCCGCAGTGTCGTAATCCCGAGCGATCGGATGTGCTCGATGATCGGGTATACCTTCTTGGCCTGGCGCTGGGCCTTCGCCGTTCTGGCGACGGCAGCAGCTCGGCTGACCTTCTTGATGTTGCGCGATCCGAGGATCACGCCTCGAGCCTTCGCCGCTGCGAGGGCTGCGATCGTGCGCTCGGAGATCATGCTGCGCTCATGCTGTCCGAGCACGGCGTTGATCCCGTAGAGCAGCTCGCCGCCATCAGGCTGGTCGCAGATGACCAGCTTGAGGCCGTTCTTCCGCAGCTCGAGAGCATAAGCAGCGTCGCGGGTGAGACGGTCGAGCTTGGTGACGATGAGGGTGAGGCCCTCGGTCTTGCACCTGGAGATCGCTCGGGTGAGCTGGTCGCGGTCATCGTTGCCACCGCTCTCGATGTCAGTGAAGGTCTGGAAGAGGTTGCCGCCGGCGAGCTCGATATGCCGGCGGATCGTCTCCGCCTGGGCCTCGAGTCCGAGGCCGGACTTGCCCTGCTCTTGCGTCGAGACGCGGAGGTAAGCAACGTATTGGCCCTTGTGCGGCCGGCCTTTATCATTTTTGTGTTTGGTCATATCACAGCCTCCTGTGCGCGGTGAGTTTTCCAGCCCCGCTTCGCTGCCCGTCTCCGCTTCTTGTACTGTTTGACGGTGGCGGATAAATCTTTACGGAAGGCGATGGACTGAATGGCGGAAAGGTAAGCCGACAGAGCATGCTCACCGTAGGGTGCCGAGGCGTAGGTCAACTCGACCTTACCGCTCTCAAAGAGGTGCGTCTCCGTACCGCCACCGCTGACATAGATGTCATTCTGGTGAATGCGTTTTTGCCTGTAGTAGTGCAGAACGTCTTGTCTGATGGTCATGGTTGTCTCCCTTTTCACGCCCTTACCCCGGCCACCTTTCGGCTCCGGGGATGGGGGCGTTGAGCCCGAGGTTGATTGAAGCGCCTAAGCGGCGTTGGCGGCGTCTGCCGCTCTCTCGGCTGGGGTAGTATCGGCCATTAGCTGTTCCTCCGAAATTCAGCGGATACGGAAGCCCAGAAGTCGCTCTCGACGACGGACTTGATGACGCTGCTCAAGCCACCTTGCCTCAACAGGTCTTCGTCTTCGCTCCACTCATTCTGGTCCTTGGTGATGAAGTTCTCCAGCCGGGCGATCCGGCTCGTGAGGGTCTCGACCTTGTCGGTGAGGTCGTCGATGCGTTGCTTGCCTGTGATCATGTCATGCCTCTCTTTCACCCTTTCACCCCGGCCACCGTTTCCGGCTCCGGGGATGGGGGCGTCGAGCCCGATGGGGTTGTTAAAAGAGCAGCGTTTTGATGGCGTGTTTGCCGAAAAAGTGGCCGAGGCGAGGAAGATTGAGACGATGAGAAGCCTTCCATAAATGGAACAACTGAACGCCCCACCATCCTCGCAACCTTGCTAAAGCAACTAAGCGGTTAATTCTGGTCATGTCTGTTCTCCCTTTTTGTATGTAGACCATTTGTCTATCTAGATATATTGACGTTGGGGTGGTATGTCAACAGTGCATATACCACTTAGGACTTTTCTTATGGCCTCACCCCCCCATCGAACTGGCACCATCCCCGAAGGCAAACATCGCACCACCATCAACCTTTCCATCGTCCTCTCGGACGCCCTGAAGATGCGAGGCGCCATCGAGCGCCGGTCGATCACCTCCATCCTCGAGGAGTCGGCATGGGCTTACCTGGAGGGCAAAGGCGATCGGGCCCACCAGGAACGGCGGATCGAGAAGCTCGTCGCAGCGGCCAGATCGGCGTGACCTACTGCATCTGCGGGATCGATCCCGGCGTCGCCGGGGGCATCGCCTTTCGCCGCGTCATCGATGGCAAGGTGGTGATGTGGTCGGATGACCTTCCCACTATCCGGCCTCAGTATGGCGTCGGAAAGGCGTGGCTCGACGCGACGGCGTTGGGAGCGATGATTGAGAACTTCAGCCCCGATGCCGCAGTGATCGAGAGGGTCAACTCCCGACCCGGCCAGGGCCTGTCCTCGACCTTCCGATTCGCGATGGCATATGGCATATGCATCGGCGTCGTCGAGGCCCTACAGGTGCCAATTGTTTATGTGACCCCCCGAAAATGGAAGATCGCTGTCGGGCTGGGTGCGCCACCGTCCCACTACTCGAGGAGTCAGGCGGCCTCTTACCGCAAGTCGATTGCCCTCGACCTGGCGCGGGAGCTCTACCCGGATTCGGTGGCGGACTGGGCGCGGAAGAAGGACCACAACCGGGCCGAGGCGGCTCTCCTGGCCCACTGGGGGGAGCGGAATGGAGTAGGCGCCGCACATGCGCATGTGCATGCGCGGAAATAAAGGCGAAGACGGATGACCCCATTCCCGGAACTGTTGAATACCGAGAACATCGACATCATCCCGCCGAGGGCCCCGGCGCCGCGAAAGCTCGCCGACATCTTGCGGGCAACGTGCAGGGTCACCGGATTGACGATGTCGGAACTAACGGGTCAGCAACGTCACCACACCATTA